CTAAACCTGCTACCTGAGCTGCCCCGTCTTTCAGAACAGATACCATGGCCTGCTGTGATTTGCTTAACAGCTCGGTCTGGAGTGATGCACGTTTCTTACCGTCAGTTTCTAACGATATTTGTTTTTGTAATTCTTGGAGTTCAGGACCAATGTTTTTAAAACTCTTGGCTCCAGATTTCAAATCAGCATCTAACTTTTTAAAGTTATCCTGAACTGTTTTGACTGACGTCCCAGCAAATTTAGTGACATTGACGCCAGCCTTCTCCAGGGCTGCATTCATATTGCCCAGAGCTTGTGTAAACTGCTGCATCATTTGTGCTATTTGTGGATCTAAATCTGCCATGTGGTCCAATGCCTATAAATATTCTGACACTCAACTATATTTATAGGATTCAATATATGGATACAAAACCCCTTAACCCTCTTGCCAAGCATTTTAGACAAGCAGCCATTTATTTCCGCTTGCCCAGCCAGGGCCGATACTGGACTGAAGGGTCGTTAAATCTACCAGTCACTGGTGAGATCGCAGTGTATCCCATGACAGCCCGTGACGAAATCACACTGAGAACACCCGACGCACTAATGAATGGGCAGGGTGTCATTGACGTTATACAGAGTTGCTGCCCGGATATTAAAGATGCCTGGCGTATGCCCAGTACTGACGTTGACTCAACACTGATAGCCATCAGAATTGCCAGCTACGGACAGGGTATGGATTTGACTGCCAAATGCCCCAAATGTAATGAACCACATGAGTTGTCAGTAAACTTGTCAGAAGTAATGAGTCGTATTAGATACCCCAATTACAGTGAAAAAATCGATGTTGGTGGAGTTCATATTAAACTTAAACCACAGGAATACTTCAGTGTAAATCAGACTGATCAGATCAGGTTTGAAGAACAACGAATTATATCCAGTCTGACCGATACTTCTCTTAGCGAAGACGCCAGAATCGTGGCCTACAGCAAGCACATGCAGAAGATAGTCAACTTAAATATCAAAATATTGACAGACAGTACAGAATATATTGAGACTGAAGATGGAACACTGGTCACTGATCAGAGTTATATCATTGAATTTTATAATAACTGTGAAACATCAGTGGTACAGGCTGTACAAGAAAAGCTGACAGCATTACTGGAATCTACTAGGATACCACCTGTGGATGTGGCTTGCGATGCTTGCCAGGCACCATTTAGTATACCACTGGCATTTGATTATTCAAGTTTTTTCGCGAAAGGCTCTTGACACTCGATAACCCAGAAACTATTGAATATCTAGAACAACTGGATAAAGAGTCAAGAGCCATAAGAAATGAAAGTATGAAACTCAGCTGGTGGATGCGAGGCGGAGCCACCTACGAGGATATAATCATGATGAGCCGATCAGAACGTGACATGATTGGTAAACTTATTGAAGATAATATGGAAGCTACAAAGAAGTCAGGACTACCATTCTTCTAAGATGGACTACGTCCATCTGTTGTTTCGCTATCGCTCAACAACATTTTTTTAATTTGATGCAGTTCTAATGCTTCATCCAGATTAATCAGTCATACTTCGCCTGACAAACAGGCGAAAAATTTTTGTGGACTTCATCCGAGTAGCACAATCACTAACTAAAAGGGTTTATATTTCTACACAGAGGCGGTCATCCTGTACCTCTACCCTAGCCTTCATTACGACGGTACCCATATACACTGTAGTTAGCCAGCCGTACATGAGCCAGGAGTTGTATCTGTTTCACAGAGCTCCAATCTTTTAGCCTTGTTTATCTATTTCTTTCAAACAGCAAAATTGGTTGTATGTAGGCATATCCAATCCACGTCCTGTTAAGGATAGTTGCTGAGTGCTTGCGGCAGCGGCAAGTCTTCCGTCCCCGTTTTTATCCGGTTGTCATAGGCACACGAGGTTAACCTGTGCTAGTCTCTACTGCTTAAAGGGTTCTATGTGATGCCAGGATTTGAATTAAATCTTGTTTTTGATGTGAGAGCCATGGACACGGACACTGATCTGTCCGTTATAATAATCATCTGATTCTAGTACTCTACGACTGAATTGCTCGCGGGCTTCAATGTAACTGCATTCCGCTTTACTACGACAGTAATAGAGTATTTCGCGTTTAAATTTGTCTAGGCCTTGGTTGTTGATGTCTTCAGTTAGTTCAGTGCTTGAGCCATGGTATTCTTGCCAGTCTGAGTCGATTTTGCTTTTAATTCTTTTTTTCTTTTTGTTGCCGTTTTTAAGTTTTACTACTTTATAAGTGGTTTTAGAGAATTTTGCCAGTTTTTTACCTATGTACATGCGTCCAGTGGCCGTGTTGGTAATTAAATAAACAAAACCAACACAATCTTCGGGTAATTCTGTTACTGGTGTCTCTTGATAATACCATGTCATGCTTATAGTTATCCTGGATTACCAGCATTTAAAAATTATGTAATATCTATATCAGTGTTGTATGTGGTAAATCCGTTTTCTTTGACCACGTGCAATGTATTATTTACACGACCCGCCAGTTCATCTTTGTGTGATACCAACCAGATACTCTTGTTAGCGTCTCGACTCATCTTTTTCAGGATGGCCAGACTGTTCTCCACACCTGAACTGTCCATACCGCTATCAACCAGCTCATCAATAAACAATAAGTTGATAGGCTGGTATAAACTTTCCCAGACATCACGGAATGCCCAGCTCAACGATAATATTAGTCTGTTGCGTTCACCACGAGATAAGTTATCAAAGTCCAGGTCTCGTCCCAGTTCAGTAATGGCCACTGTTAAATCGTTGTTGAATTTTACAGTATGCGGTAGTCCAATACGATCTAAATATTGACCCAGTCGGGCATTTAGGTAAGATAAGTTCTGATCAATAATACGCTTACGGATAAAACTGTCCTTGTTGGTCAACAACTTGAGCAGAAACTCTTGATGGTCTTTGATATTAGTCAGTTCGTTAATGGTGTCGAAACTGATCTCCTCTACACCCTGTGTCTGCATTTCAGCAATCTGTTCAGTATAGGGATCCTCTTCGTTGCGTTTAGATTCAATCTGTTGTTGTAAGTTGGCCAGCGTGGCTCGATGATGGATAGCATCTTCTTCTTTATCGTAATAAACTTTTGGGTGCGGACCTAACTTGCCTAAACTTTTTAGTGCGTCGGTTAACTCTAGCCACTGCCCATTATCAGACAGTGCTTGTAGTGCAGCTTCTGATAACGCAGATTTTTTGTCTGTCAACAGATGCTCATGTTGTGCGTCATGCAAATCCTGACCACAAGTGCTACATTTATGATCTTCTAAATCTGCTATTTCTTTCTTTAATTTTTCTATAATCTTGACATTACGAGCTTCATCAGCCTCGGCCCGCTTGATCATGGTGGTCAGATCATTGATGTCTTTGCGTTTTTGGTTGTATGCTGTTAGATCTTTATGAGCTTGAATTTCCAGATCAATGTCAATTTTGGACAACTCATCCAAGGCCAATTGCAATTTGGCGACGTCTTCAGCGTGTTTGTTCTGCCAGATGCTCTGACGACGTTTTAAACTTTCAATCTGTTCTTCAATACGCCGATTGGCATCACCCACTGCTTTGATGCGATACTCTTCAGCAGTAATAGCATCTTTAGTCGTTTTATTCAGCTCTTTTAGATTCTCAGCCTTCTCACTGAGAAGTGTAATGCCCAATAGCTGTTCAATCATAACACGCTGATCGTTGGCTCTCATGGCCAGGAATGGTTCAGTATAGGTATTCAGGGCAACAATGTGCTTGAACATATCATGGCTCATGCCCAACATACGTTCAATTTCTGCCTGAGTCTCGCGACTGTCTCCCTGGGCATCGTCAGTGATTTCTTTTTCATGATCGCCTACCCAGAACTTCATAACAGCAGGTTTGCGTCCACGCTCAATACGATAACTCTCACCGTCGTTTTCAAAGTCAACAGTAACCATCATATTCTTCTGATTGGTCTTGTTGATCAAGTTGTCTTTCTTGATATTGGTCAAAGCATTGCCGTAAAATGCAAAGCTCAGAGCATTGATGATAGTGGTTTTACCAGTACCGTTACGGGCACCTGAGTCGTCACCACCCAGGTCTAAGTTTTCGCCCAACACCAGTGTTAGATCGCGGCGATCAAAATCCACCGCCTGTGTGGCATTGCCTACACTCATGAAATTCTTTACTGTCAGAGTCTTTATTTTAAACATAAGTGCTTATAAATTAAATCCGCAATGTATTGATGACCCTCTTCAAGAAAATGGTCACGGGGTCCAGATGGGAACTGAGAAACTATATCGCGAATTGCAAAGTTATTCCAGCGATAGAAGTTGTCAGTGTCTATCTGACTATTATAATACTGTATTTCGTCATGGACTTCAAAAATTTGATCATCATTCATCAAATCAAAATTGATTAATAATTCAACTTTGTTAATAAATTGATCTTTAGGGGCGAGCCACTTATGTAATGCATTATCATGGCAATTGACCATTAAGTAATTTTTATTATTTGCCTTGAGATATGATTGTAATAACAAAATTTGTTGCATCCAAATACGAAATGCATACATTCGATTAAACCAGGTTTGATATAATGTTCTGCCCCAAATTTTATAATAATCTTTATCTCCAAAGTCGTAATGCACTAACTTGGGATTAAAGTTTCCTTCGGCATTGTTGTCAGACTTGTAAAAGGTAAATTTGGTAGTTGATGTCCATGCAATTATGAATAAATCAATGTCAGTGTTAGCACAATATTTGATTGTGTTAAATACATTCCTCTGATTGGATCCACATGGTACACCGTCATTGATAACTTCAGCACCCAGCTTTTGGCCCAATAATATAGGCCAAGATGTTTTCTCAGGAGAGATTAATTCATCTCCATAAACATGAGAATCTCCAACAACATAAATTTTCATAGATTTCTATAGATATCCAATAACAGATTGGGATTGTATTGATTGCTGTCTATACTGCTTAATTGCTTGGTTACAATGGTATCCACTGATTCAAAGTCAATGTTGCCCTGAATTTCATATTCTGTCAAATCTGTGGTCTTGGCTGGGATCAGTGTGATCTCTCGTAGCCGGTAGGTATCAATAAATGTTTCTTTGACAAATGTGGCTTCTTCGTAGCTGATGTCAATGTCCAGGTTAACCCGTACATGCATGCCAGGTTGCAACATTTTTTCTGTATGTTTTAAGACATCCGACAGTTGAAACACGCGATACATGGGTTGGTCAGGCCAGCTGTGATACTCTGGAGGTTTACCCCATTCCAGAATCATCAGGCCACGGTCGTCGTCACCAGCGTCAGCATAGTTGTGTGGGAAACAGTTGCCCAGATATGTGATGTTCTTTTTGGTTTGTCGTTTATGAAAGTGGCCGCTGTATACGTGTTCAAAGCCCACAAAGTCGTCTCTGCGCAGTTCGCCGTGTTCAGGCATCTCCACCATGGCGTTCATTAGATAGCCCGGCAGTTCAAAGTGCCCAAACATGTACTTGCCACCCAACTTTTTAATACGCTTATGGTCGTCGCCCACTAGCCAAGGAGCAAAAGTAACATCTCCAGTAGTGAACCAATCGTTAACAATAGTAATATTTTTAAGATGTTTTGCCCACTCCACGCTTTGAACATCCCTCTTATCGCGATAATATAAGTCGTGATTACCAGGAATAAAGAACACATGGTCAAAATTGTCATTCAGATGCTCCAACGCTCTGAGACTGTAATTGAGCGTAACAATATTTATTGATGCTCTATTGTTATGCCAGTCACCTAAGAACATGGCAGTCTCACAACCTTCAGCACGAGCTTTGGCTGTGGCCCATTTAATGAAGTTTAGGCAGTCATCATTATGCAACGTACTATTGGATTTTAGACCAAAGTGTATGTCCGTGAATATAGCGGCTTTCTTAAATAGATTGTTCATAGGTACGAGTATAGCAGGGTTCGCCTGCTATATCAAATGTTATGGCTTTATTCGTCGCCGTCGCTGCCGTAGCCACCGCCCGAACTCATGCCCTGGCGTGTGTATGACGGAGTCAATCCGTTCATTTCTAAAATATCATCACGCAAGTTTTGATTTCGTTTTTCAATGTTCAGCACACGAGTAAAGCTGTTGGTAATGGCTGCTGTGTAGTAAGCGAACGGATTGGCTGATTTACTTTCGTCGAATTGTAGACCAATCTGGGCCAACTGCAACAAAGCCTGACTGCGCATTTCGTCGTTGTAGGTGTAGCCACGCCAATTAGACCGGGTAGCATACCGTTCACATAACTTCATGAACATGTGTGCCAGTTTATTGGTCATCTGTCCGTGGTCTTTGCTAAAATGTCCAGTTTCCAGGTCACCACGCCAGTGACTCTTGCCCACCAGGATGGGATTACCTTCAGAGTCTACTTTGTAGTGATGAAATGGTGGGAAGTTGACTTTGACGTATTTGGTATGTGTCAGGTCTTCCTCATCATATTCAGTGATCAGCGGATCTTCAGCATCATCAATATCCAGAGCAGCCATACGAGCTTTTTTAGTTTTAGCGTCGTCGATTGGTACATGGTCCCAGGTCATGACCCGGAACACCACGTCAGTATCAGGAATATCTTTGAGTTTGATCTCAAATTCATCTAGTTTACGTTTTTCGCCACGCAACACAGCTTCTTCCAGTGCCAGCTTGGCCAGTCGTTCGGCACGGGCTCTACGAGCTTCCAGTATGTTTTTCTTGTTAATTTTACTTAAACTGGGTAAGATCACGTCATATGCGTGATCCGCTGGGTCAGGGTAACTACAATAACTTATTTTACTTTTATGGATTTCTTTGAGAATATCCTTATTGTTCAGGTAGTTGTGTTTAATTTTACTTCTCCTAGATGTTTGGATTGTAGCAGAAATACAACACTATGTCAACATATTTATTCAAATAATAGTAGCACATTATTAAACTTATAAATATACGAAAGAGGATCGCTCATGGGACAACAAATATTTGATGACGGATCATCGTTATCTGTAACTACTACCGAATCTGGAGGCGAAATAATATCCAGTACTTACGCGACGGATGTTCGTGACCCACGTCCGTATGGGTCTGCACCAACTGGGCAGTCCGGCTCTGGGTTATTTTCAGGAATAGGCAATCTACTTAATCTGTTTAGTCCCAGCCAATCCAGACTCAATGCAACCAATGGTGGGCGTGGGTTACTACCCGGTGGCCAGACTTCAAATATGCAACAAGGTGTCAGTCCTAATACTATTGTAAATACCGCAGCCACCACAGCTAGAGCCAAAGACTGGCGTGTCAGTGTTACACTGGCCAATCCAGCATTGTTTGGTATACAGAAGGGCAACTCAGCTGCTATACAGAGTGTGCTGGCCGAATACGGTGGAGTGATATTCCCATACATACCACAGATATCAGTACAACACAATGCCAGATACAGTGAACAACAACTGACACATAGTAATTACAAAAATTATTTTTATGATGGATCAGACGTCAACGCAATTACCATATCTGGCGAATTTACAGTACAAAACATAGCTGAAGGTCAATATCTTATGGCTGCAATCTACTTCTTCCGCAGTGCTACCAAAATGTTCTTTGGTGGGCAAGCCAACACTGGTAACCCACCACCACTGGTCAAACTTAATGGATATGGGCCAGCATACTTTCCTGACGTTAACTGTGTGGTTACACAATTTAGTCATACCATGGGATCCGATGTTGACTATATGGAGATACCGCTAGCTGGTGCCAGCGCATCTTCATCAGTGCCATCCAGTGTGGGTAAAAATACCGTGCGACTGCCCACAGTCAGCACTATATCAGTTACAGTGCAACCAGTGTATAGTAGAAAAACAGTACACGATCGTTTTGATCTTACTAAGTTTGCTCGCGGTGAATTATTGACTAATGGATTCCTATAATGGCAATTGAGTACAGCAAAAATAGTCCCTACTATAACACCAAGAGTTTTGGTCAGTTCCTGGATCTAATAGAATATCGACCAGTAACTCAACGCAACGACGACGTATTATATACCATTGACAAAATATACGAATTCAGACCTGACCTGTTGGCATACGACTTGTATGGGTCCAGTTCACTCTGGTGGGTATTTCGTAGCCGCAACCCTAACAGCATCGATGATCCTATATTCGACTTTCGTTCAGGTTTAGTTATATACATACCCAAAAAAGAAACTCTTACCGCTGACCTAGGGGTCTAATTAATGGCAGAAATCAAAAAACCATTTGGCGGTGCCTCAACCGATAGTGGTGGAAATTACAATTTTAATGTTACCTACAGCGCAGTTAATCCCAGAACTGGTGCCAACGGTAAATGGATATTAATTCAATCTGAAGCATCCAGACCGCCCAGTGTTTTTGCGGCAGACGACACAGCGGGTATCAACAAATTCTTAGACTCCACAAATCAGACTATTGGCAATTATTTGACCAGAACACTGGACAATGTTGACCAGGCCCAGCGTGACTTGGATGCAGCACAGCAGTCTGGAAATACCGGTGCGGCTGAAAGTGCTAGACAGCGTATAAACTATTACAATAAAGAAGCCGCCGCCACACGACAGAACTTGGCCGCATCGCAAGC